AGAAGGTCTCTGAGATATGTGGGAGGCTGGAAAAGGCCCAAAAAGAAGTCTTGGAATCCTCTTAACTTAAGGAGGTAACATAATGGTAGAAGACCAGGGGGAGGAGAAATCGGTGGTGGAATGTTCTCACTGTCCTTCATGTGGAAGTGAGCTACGAATCGAGATGATTCAGGGGGATGTGGCCACCAATCATGAGCATTACAAGTGCTCTGCCTGTGGTCTTGGCTGGGTGGCTACGTTCCAGCATGGCCATGAGGGACTTCTCCTGCATATAGTGCCAGAGCAATGACATAAGGAGGTAGATGGCATGAAGAGACCAAAGGTATCGCTAATCGAGATCCTGATCCTACTTTCGATACTGGCAATCCTGGCAGCGGTGGTTGGACCGCAGATAGCTAAGATGCTGGATTGATTGAGCAACCTCTTTGACAATTAGGACCCACTGTGATATAATGAAAGTAGACTAAGCAAAGGGAGGTAAAGGCCATGACTCAAGAGCATGAGGTTAAAAGACTCAGGCTAAGGGAGCTACTTCCAGAGTATGGAGACCGGATTACCACCATAGCTGTGGAAGAGGCTCAGGAACTGGATTTCCAGACACTGGTTACGGTCATGCCCGACGGCACCGTGGTTCACTCCTGGGACGAGCTCCTGGAGTCCATCCACAAGTATCGGCGGGAAGAGATTGATGTAATCAGGTTTGCCCCCCTGGTTGGAGGGTAAGCGTGAGGGTATCAACACTGGCTGTTGAGCTGGGAGTTGATCCCAAGGACATCAGGAGGTTTCTTCGAGACCGATACGGCCGGGTGGGGACTGGGGGTAGATGGGATCTTGACCCGGCCCAGATAGAACAGGTCAAGTGGAGGTTTGAAGGGAGAGGTGGACAGGCCATAAGGGAGAGGGGTGGTTTATCCATTCCTCTCCTTGTCCGTAGGAATTCGGGACCCGAGATTGTGGATAAGGTTAACCAACTCAAATCAAATCCCGAAGACATCCACATTAAGGTAGAGGGTTCTTCCGAAGTCCTTACATTCTATGGGATTATTAGGTCCTGGAGCCGTAGGAAAAGGAGAAACTCCAGTTCCTCTTCCGAGATAGTTCTTCTCTCCAATGGGATCTTTAGGGAGAGTGGGTCTTTCCCAGCAGTCCAGTCCTACCATTTAGAGTCCCAGTACTGCTTGGTGAACCGAAGTGGGACTTACTATGCCCATCATAGGAACTATGTACGAGCCCTCTCAGAGGTACAGGTCCCTTACTGGTTAGTGGGCCAACTCGTTGAGAGGTCGCCTACTGGTAGGGATGACTCTCCTCAGGAACTCCTCATCAGTGAATATTCCCAGTTCCTAGATAGTAAACTCGCCTCTTCCTTCATCCTAAAGTGGGAGCACTCTTCCGGTAGGCCCATTGGGGACATCCAGCTAGTAGATTTATGGGGAACTACCCAAGAAGTAAAGCCCGTTAGTAGGAACAGGTACTTCACGGGTGTTCCCTCCGACCTCAGGTTATCCCTTTCTCGATACTTTGCCACTATAAACCTCCTCAAGGAACATCCTCTTCACAGTGAGGCTTTCACAATAACCCTTGGAGAGATATTCCGTAGGTTCCACATTGAAGTGGGAGAGAAGGCTGAGGACCTTAGAAGGGATGTGGCTGAGAGGTATGGATTTGAGCCCTATGATGGTGGGTGGATAAAGAGGAAAGGGCATGACCAGGTCACAATCTCCTCTGACCTTAGGGTCTTCATCAATAGAGAATTCGTCTGCATAGAGTCGGCTAAGTACAGCCAACTTCCGCTTGACGATGAGGTGGCCAGGAGGATGCTAACTGTGGCCACCGCTCATCGGGACCAGATATACACAATCAGAGGGGAACTCAAAGAGGCCATAGAGAGACTATTCCCGATTGGAGGAATAACATAAGGAGGCTGAGATGGGGAGATATGAGGAGTTAATTGAGCGTTGGATAGGCTTAGGGATTAAAAGGGCCGACATGGTTCTACTTGTAGTCGCCTTTAGGCACCCTGAAGTCCTTAGGGCAGTGAACTCCGTGTACGATAGGAGGAAGGTAAAGGGGGTATACAATGGCTAAGGCTAAGGTAAGTAAGTCAGTAGTGGGGCATGCCCTTAAAGCCTATCAGTCCGTCACCAGCCCTGAGGAGGGTATGAAGGCAGCTCTCGAGCTGGTACTCGACGAGGTCAACAAGGGCCGGGGCTACCACAGACCGGTTTGTGCTGCCTGTCAGGTGGACATGAGACCCAAGATGAATGGGGTTGGTGTCCTTGACATGGCAAGCTTCGGCCCCTGTAACCTTTGGGATGCGGACCTCTGGGAGTGCCCTAAATGTGAACTCCAGATAGTTGCTGGGTTCGGGAGTAACCCCGTGTCCGGCCACTATGAGGGAGATAGGTTCGAGAGGCTGATCCAGAGTTACCGGGAACATAGTCTGGTTTTTGAGAGTAGGTAGGTAGCCACATTGAAATTACTGTCGGTGGACTGGGACTACTTCTTCCATGACAAATTGGGTGAGGAGGGACCTGACTTTCTCTTGTATGATTGGAGTCACAAGGAAACCCCGTTCTATACTAACTCCTTATGGGAGATAAGGGCCTCTAATTTCCTACGGTATGGGCTGAAGCTGCCTCAGACTACTGGGGAGGAAAGGAGCTTTTGGGCCCACTTTAAGTTCTCCAAGAAAGCGGAACTATACTACGCTGAGTCTCACAGTTTTGCTGCCCTCCCCTCCATAAGCCAAGGGGTTACTGAGGTCTGGTCATTTGATGCCCATCACGATACTGGTTATGGGAAAGAATTACCTTTGGGCCGGATAACTTGTGAAAACTGGTTCTCTTATTACCGTAGCCTTGGGGCCGACAGGCTCCATCTCAGGTACCCTAGGTGGAAGAGCCTAGCTATGGTGGAAGAACCTTCAATTCCCCTTGACCGAAACTTCGCTGACCTTTCAGAGGTGAAGGGGATTGTGTTCAGGAGGATCTTCATCTGTAGGTCTGGGGCCTGGGTCCCATCGTGGCTTGATGCTGGGTTTGAAGGTTTCATTAAATCCTGCCCTGTACGTAAGAAGACTTGTTTGGAGAGAGGAGAAATGTTGTCCCCCAGGAAATTCGACCTGGGGGCCGCTAAGAAGATGGCCCAACCGTTAGAGTTTCTACATTGACAGTCTCGAACTACTATGATATAATGTCATTAGACTAGAGAAGATACCTGAAACTTAGGGAGGGAGTAAGTTAGGTGGAAGCCGAGAGCATAGTGGTGAGGCAGTGGTCATTCTGCATCCACTGTAAAGGTAGAGGGTGCTTCCAGTGTGCAGGTTCGGGAGTAACTTCCGAGCTGGTTCCCTTGGAGTCTTTATTTGGGAAGACAAAAGTGGAGTATGCCAAATCCCAAGAGGATTTTATTAGGACACAGAAAAGTAAATATTCAGAAGGAGGTAAGTAATGGCGGAAGAATGGGATAGGGTCAGGGTAATTGAGTGTCCTGATCCAGAAGGAAAGTACAGGGTGAGAGTTGCGGGCCCAGGTACCTGTCAACCTGCAACGCTGGTTGTAGAGAGGAAGGTCAGCGAGTGGGAGGATATTACTTGGGAGTGCTACTCTCGGCTCTCTCCACGCAAGGACGGAGGAGGTCTATATGTGGAGGTGAGGCACGGATGTGAGGTGGTAGCCATAATGGGTATGTCCACAGCGATAGCCAAACCGGGGTATAAGCTGGAGAAAGCCCCCGGCGCCACATTCAGCTTCAGGGCTTACAAGAAGAGGAAGTAGAGGAGGTTACTCAAGATGAAGGACAAAGATTTTGGGAAGGCTATGACAGCGCTCAGTGACTCCAGGAACTGCGATAGGTGTCCATTAGAACCACTTGCATGCCGTAGAGTTTCTCGGGCCTTTTTCGATGAGGAGAGGTGCCTACTGCTAGTTGCACTTAGCGAAATCTTAGCCTTCCACACTGAGGATTACAAAAAGAAGGCCAAGGAGTTCAGGGAGTCGGTTCCCAAGAAAAAGGAATCAGCCTCCGAGAAAACTGAGTAAGGGGGAAGGATGATGAGCGACCTGCAGAGGGAAATGGAGGACGAGTTCATTGAACGGCAGAAGGACAAGGCTAGGGAGGCCGGGGGTGAGGTCACACATCGTGAGGAACTTATTGCGAGAGTGGCGTATTCGGAGGCTGCTCGGCTGTTCAGGGTAATTGGGCTTCATGAGGGTGACAGAGACCGGGTGAATAAGATAATTGAAGCCCTTGGAATCGTCCGAGAAGAACCGGGAGCGTAAGGAAAGGAGGACAGCGTCATGCCAGAATGCACTAATCCAGTTCAGTGTCAGACGGCCAAGAGGGAACTCTGTACTTGTGGCTGCGGGGGAGCCAACCACGGTATCCTCAGGAAGCTCCTTGATAATCCCGAAACCCAGGCTGAGGGTGAAGAGAAACTTGCAGAGCTCCGTAAACGTCAGGCAGAACTGAAAAAGACCAAGCGGGCTGCGAGACGGCAGAAGAGGGCGGAAGCCAGGAAAGCTCAGAAGGAATAACACAAGGAGGATTACCTCATGAACTGTCCAGTTTGTGGACTTGGACTAAAGGTAGAGGAGATCCAGGAGCATGAGGGATTTACCTTGGTCAGGAGGTCATGCTCCTTCTGTAGAGCAATATGGGTTTTAAGACATCAGGATAACACCATCGTCTCAGTAACTCAGGAGGGAATGGAAGTGGAGAACTATGGATTTGACTATGAGTGTCCACATTGTGGAATGAAGAGCTATGTGGCCACAGTCTATCAACCCCAGACCGGATGGAAGTGCATTAGGTGTGGAAAGATAGTTCCCAATGAGAACATTACTCCTAGGGGGGAATTCAAGCTGATAGACTATCGAGCCCCCAGGGGCATGGGGACCAAGAGTAGGAGGAAAAGAGAGAGGTCCTCTACCTATCAGAGAGCTCCAAGGACTTCAAGACCTATTCCCGCTGGGGCTGTCCCCTTAGTTGAGCTTGCTGGGAGAATTAAGACAGATCCCAAGAGACTCCGGGCTTGGCTGAGAAAGGTGGGCTGGAGGAAGGCTGAAGAAGCTGGTTCTTCCTGGATATTCTCTCCAGAGGAAGCCGATGAAGTAGCTAAGAACTTTGGGAGGTGAATGGTGCCAATAGCGAGAGAGGACTTCGAAAAGTGGAACAGGTGGAGAGAACTGTGGTGGTCTACTAGGAACTGGCTAAAGGGACTACTAAAAACCCTGGGAGGTAAATTATGATAGAGATAAGGCAGAAGGTGGAGGTCTATGAGGTGGACGGCGGAGAGGTGCCTATAGGGAAGATGGTTGCTATCGGAGTCAACTCCCATCCCTTTAGGAACCAATGGGTGATTATCAAGACTGGTAAAAAGTCCTATGCTGTCAAGGGCTATGAACTCATTGGCGCCATCAAGAACGCCATGAATACCTGAGGTAGAGGACCTGTAATGCCTACTGGAAAGCCCATAAGCAGGGAGAAGAGGGAACTTATCTTAAGGCTCAATGAGCAAGGTGTGAAGCCTGTTCAGATAGCTGCCCAGTTGAGACTATGCGCTGATGCCGTCCGTAATGTCCTACACAGAGCGGATAAGTGGAAGGTTACATTAAATAACCAGTCCACTTAGATTTAATTTTATCCCTACATTGACATTTCGGTTACTTAGTGATACAATGAAAGTATACAAGACAAGTAGTCTTGAATTTAGCATAAGGAGGTAAGTCATGACCCAGGAAAAGGGAAAGGGAACCAAAGAAGAGAAACCTGCGGAGCCTGAGATGGTGACCCTTAAAGAGGTAGCCAAGAGGGCCGGGGTAGAACCGAGGGAGGCCCGGTCTATCCTGAGAAAAATCTCTGCCAGGGGAGAAGAGCAGAAGAGGTCACGGTGGCAGTGGCCCCCGGCCGAAGTGAACGGCGTCGTGGCCAAGATCAAGACAGCGGTGGCAGAGAAAGCGGCGGCTAAGGAGGCTAAAGCTGCTGCTGCGGAAGAGAAAGAGGAAGAGGAAGAGGAAGACTAGGCCGGGGGAGACTGACCAACCCCCGGTACCCATCCCCTTTAGCTCCAGATCAGCCCTAGTGTTAATAGCATTGGGGCTGATCTGTATGTGTTAGGTTTAATTGACACAGAGGATCTCCTTAGCTATAATATAGGTATATATGGATACAAATACTTACACCTCTGTTCCAATCTCCCTTATGGAAGCAGCCCGTATACTGGGTATGAACAAAAACCGTGCTTGTAGGTGGGCTAAGAGGGGTCTGATTAAGACCACTTATCTTCCTGAAGTCGGGAGACATCTGGTTACACGGGAAGAAGTCGAGAGAGTTAAGGAGCTTTTGAGTGGCAGACCAGATAACCCTTAGCCCCTCCAGAGTAAATCGTTGGGTACGCTGTAAGAAGACCTACTACTGGAGGTACCACCAGAAGTTGGTTCGTCTCTACAAGAATACCCCATTTTCGTTGGGTTCTATAGTGAGTGAGGCCCTTGCTGGCTATTACCGGCACCCCACTGACGTGCGAAGTAGCGAGGTACTGAGGCGGTCCTTAGAAGCAGCTATCAAGAAAGAAACCCCAAGACCCATTGGGAGTAGCGAGGTAGGAAAGAAAGCTTTGGACGACTGGGCTAAGGCCGTGAAGATAGCTACCAGAGTGCTAGAACCTTACCACGAATGGGCTTCCCCTAAGGATGACTTTGAGGTAATCCATGTGGAAAAGACCCAGGAAGTGCAGCTCTCCCCCTCAGTCTCTTTCCTGGCTATACCAGACGCCGTAGTGGTAGTGAACCCAGAGACCCCCATGATATTGGAGCATAAGGTAAGGAATAAATACCGCGTTGGTGACTTTGGCATAGATTATCAATCGGTAGGTTCCTGTCTGGTCTCGGGTGCCATAGGCACTATGTATAACGTCTTGGAGTACCGTAAGCTTAAGAACCATAGGGATATCATTATAAGGTCAGAGGCTGAGTTGAATTACTTCACGGATATGTTTATCAGAATTGGAGAGGACATCTTATCCACTCCTCCAGACCAAATGTACCCTACGCCTATGAAGAGGTGTAGTTGCGACTACTGGGAGCTCTGCAATGGAGAGATGCAGGGATTGGATCTGGATGACATTATATCAGAACTATACCAAAGGACCACTCGCAAGTCCAGGAAGGAGATAGACACTGAAGAGGAAGGAGGCGACTAGATGGTAGAAGAGCAGACTGAGACCCAAGAGGCAACTGAACAACCTAAGGAGGAGTCTGAGGAGAAACCTGAGGAGAAACCTAAGGAAGAGCCGGCCAAGAAGGAAGAGCCCGCCCCACAGGTGAAGACCCGGGGCCCTGAGGATAAAGTCAAGTACCTCAACATTCTTGACCATGGAGATAGTGGAGCTGGTAAGACTATGTTCTGTGGGACCATGGTCAAGTATATGGTGAAGGCTGGACTCAAGGTCCTCTATATTGTCCTCAATGAGGATGAACTCCTTACTCTTGACCAGGAGGGGATAACAGGCTACGATTACCAGATTATAACCAACTATGAGAAGCAGCTGTGGCCCTTGTACTTGGCCCTTAGAAGGAACCGACCAGGCTATGCTGGAGTAATCTTCGATGGTCTTGGTGATTTCCAACAGGCTGCTAAGGACTATGAGTTAGCCGGGGAGCAGGGAGTTGGGACCAAGTTCATGGAGGAGGCTATGAAAGGTGGCCACAGGATGTACCTCCAGAACTGGGGTAACCTACTGGAGATGACCCGGCACTTTCTTGATCCCTTCCTGAAGCTCCCCATGCACAAGATTGTGACCTGTATCTCTGAACCTGATGACGACCCCAAGACTGGGAAGCCCAAGATATACCCTGGGCTTCAGGGTTCCCTCCAGCAGCTGATTGCAGCCCACTTCTCAGTAATAGGTTACAGTTACATAGCCCACTGGGGTTCTAAGACTTATTGGTGCCTTACTACTCAACCTCATGAGTCCTTATCTACTAAAGATAGGACGGGTCTATGCAGGGTCCTGATAAACCCTCAGTTCTCTGATTTCCTAAGGGCTCTGGATGGTGACAAGAAGAGACCAGAAAAGAAGGGCGAGATGGAGGAAAAGCTGGCTAAGGCACTGGTCCTGAGACCTCAGGCCACTACTATAAAAGTGAGTGAGACTAAGGACTGAATCACGTGAGCTAACGGGTGAAGGGTGGGAAAGGTTAAAAAAATATTGGGAGGTAGAACAAGACATGGCAAAAGATGACAAAGAAGAAGTGGAGGAGGAAACAACTGAGGAGGAGGTAGCTGAGGAGGCGGCTGCAGAGAAGACCGTGGGGCCAGGGGCATGGGAGATACCCATTCCTGACGGGGCTGAGTTTGGAGGTCTTCCCCCGGGAACTTATCTTAGCCGGTGCACGGAGGAGCCCAAGGAGTCTTTATCTGGTAAGGGTGATCCCCAGACGGAGTTTCAGTTCGTGATTGATGACCCGGAATACCCTGAGTATGCTGGTAGAGAAGGCCGATACTGGTGTTCCAGAAAACCTAAGTCCTGGTGGAACCTCACCCAGACACTGGAGGCTATGGACGTTGCCTATGAGATCGATAAGGAGAACAAGGTCTTCCGATTCGACCCCATGGACTGCGTGAATGTTGTTTGCAAGACAGTCTGGGCAGAGCAGACCTACCAGGGTAGAATCCGCTCCAGGATCCAAAGGGTAATTTCGGCTCAGGAAGAAGTAGAAGACCTGGGTGGGGATGATATACCCTTCTAGGTTGAGAAAGAGATTCAGGCTTGCTGGTGTTCCGCAAGGAGTGTCCCTATGAGACCGAGGCTGCAATACGAGTAGGCTCTGGGGCTTGTCTCGCACCAGCAAGCCAGGATAGAGGGGAATGATGTCACCGATTGAGAAGTATGTAGACGGTCGAGGTGAGAAGTGGCAAGATTGGATGGAAAAATTCCTGACTTACGGTTGGGCTCGGAAGCAGCTGGATGCTGGTGACTTCCTCTTTTATTCTTCCGATGGTAAATCCATCGGGATAGAAGCTAAAACGGTGGATGACCTTACTTCTCGTTTGGGTGATGCCAGAAGGGAGCTGTCCCAGCTCATTGACACTGTGGACGTCCCCATTCTTCTGGTCTTTAACAGGTGGCAGCGACGCTCCAATGACCTGCTCATTGGGGGCCAGCAGCATCTTACGTGGAGTCATGTCTGGAACTTACTCCAGACGTTTCAAGATTCTGGTCTCAGGTTTCAGCTGTGTACCTCTCGGGATCATGCTTTCTTGCGCATCAACCAGCTCTACGCTTATTACCAGAAGGGGGAACATGAGTCCACTCTAGTAGCCAGAAGAGCAGCTACAGACCGCAGGATAGCCAGCTTGATGCCCATCCCTGGAGTCTCCAGGAAACTGGGGGCCTCTCTCCTGAGGCACTTTGGGAGCCTACAGGCAGTAGCCGGCGCTACGAGAGCTATGCTGGAGCAAGTTCCACTGATCGGTCCATCTAAGGCCAGGGTCATCCGGGACTGGATGAAAAGAAAGGAGCCCTACAAGTAAATGGACACTGTTGCATGGAAGTTTAGGAGGGGTAACTATGAGTGAAATAAACTGTTCGGTTACTGTGATGCCGGTAGATATGAGTGGAGATGACCTGAAGATTGGCTTCATCAGAAGAGACCAAACTGATACCCTTCCTGGTAGGTTGGTAGCTCCTGGTGGTAAGGTAGAGCCTACTGATGGGGAGATGATAGAGGGCGTCCCTTACTTCTCTGTGGAGCACGCAGCTGTGAGGGAACTTAAGGAGGAGACTGGGATGCAGGTGGACCGTAGTTCGCTATTTTACTTCTGTTCTCTTACTCTCCCCAACGGAAGAGTAGTAATCAGTATGTGGCTGGAGGTCAATCTCGCTCCCCATACCTTGACTTGGCTTACTAAGAAGGAGATAGAGGAGCGTGACGACTTCGCTCCTGGGATGAAAGAAGAGGCACTCATGCTAATGGACACTATCTAGGGAGAGCCTGGCTTAGGTTCTCCTTGCATGTTGGGTAAGCGTTTGCTATAATAGACTAGAGAATCATAGAGAGTAGGAGTAAAGGTGGTGGAGAGCACTGATATGAAAGTCATAGACTCGTTGTGGTTCAATACATTCCATGGCTCTTTCGGCTTTGTTATTGGGGAGAACAAAAGAGGAGAACGGAAACTCTACGCCGGTGTTGTTTCCGGCCTCAACCGGGAGGTGAATGAACAGACAATCTTGGACTACGGCAGCAGGGTCAATATCAGCATGATGGAGGGCCTTATAGCTAAGGTGAGGGAAGGGGGCAAGAATGATTAACTACAAAGTCCTCAAGGCATTGGAGGAGGTAGATGGTCTAATCAAGGAGGAGATAAAGGAGTCTACGGGCTCCTTTCCGTCTCAAAAGGAGAACCTTAGAGCAGCGAGGGATAAGGTTCAAGAAGCCATAACACATATTCTCAAGAGTTCGTAGACTAACGTATAGGAGGTACTCATGGACCAGTATCCCGAGGAGAAGCTCCGCCTCTACCAGCTGCTATCCCAGCATGAGGGCTGGGCTGAGGCACTTAAGGAGGCTATTCAGGCAGAGGCTAATGGGGAAGAGAGGTATCGCCAGGAGGGCTATGGTAATTACTATGGCTGGGAATGGTTTCAGGTCCACACAGCAACTCCGACCCTCCACAAGATGGTGACTGAGAAGGTACTGGATGTTACCCTTTCCACCCGTTCCGGTACTCATTTCAAGGTAAGGAACCCTAAGCTAGTCCTTGAGGTTATTGAGGCACTTGAGGAGCCCACTCCTGAGTTACTACCCAGTATCATTCCAGATGATCTTTTTGACATCATAGTAGGTCATGATAACATCAAAACTATCGTCAGGTACGCTATAGATGCTGCCAAGGCAGTCCATCTCCTCTTCAGTGGTCCACCGGCTTCAGCTAAAACCCTCTTCCTGATGGAGTTGTCCAGGCTGCCTGACTCATATTACTGCCTTGCTCAGACCACCACTCAAGCCGGATTAGCTAACCTCCTCTTTGTTTACCAACCCCAGTTCCTACTCATTGATGAAGTGGAGCGCCTTTCAGGTGAGCATGTGGGAGTATTGAATTCCCTTATGGCCACTGGTATCATATCTGAGAGTAAGTACGGTAAGACTCGTACGATGGAGCTTGCGACCAAGGTCTTCGCTGCTGGAATCAGGGTTGGTACTCTACCCAAGGACCTTATGTCAAGGTTCACTAGGTTGAAGTTCGACGCTTACATTGAACCAGAATTCATCAAGGTTGCTACCAAAGTACTAACATCTATGGAAAACTCCTCGGAGGAGCTCTCTGAAGAGATTGCCAAGTCGATATGGGCTAAGAATGAGACTTCTTCGGACGTCAGGCAGTGCGTCCAGGTTGCTAGATTGTGTAGCGGTGACCCCGATAGGGCCAGGGAGATACTGAGGATCCTGAGGAGACAATAACCTATCCACAACAAAGCCCTCAACTTAATCTCTAAGGAGGGCTTTGGTAATCTTAAAACACCGGCCGGAGTGTTAAGACGCTACTCCTATCACTCGCTCATCTTGCCCGTCCAGTTCCGCTGCCATTTGTCCACGTCTGGTGCGTGGTAGGTAGCATTCTGGACTCCCCGGGCGTAGTTGGCTTTTCGGGTCGGTCCGAATGGAGTAGAGTTATAGCCTTCTACCATCCGCCCCTTGGCGGCGTTATAGGAAGCGGCCATAGAGCTCTGCTTGTCACGGAGTTTCTGGGCTCCCTGAGCAGCCATCTCCTGAAGAGTCTTCACTTCTTACTTCCTCCCTTTTGTTGTTATTCAGGTTACTGGTGTCGACCTCACCAGGTGGATTACTAATGATCTCTTATCGGAACTACAACCCCCTTATCATCTTATAGATCTTGTCCTTAGCCATGTAATAGTAGCCATCAACCACGCTCACTGCTATTGGCATATGATGTTTAACTGAGAGAGGCCATTGGGTTACAGAGCGGGGTAGGACCTTCCACAGACCCTCGGGTAGAGGTAGCCCGTACAGGGGGCCCTGTGGGGTGACTGCGTTATATAGGTCAGCAGCTTTATCTCTGAAGTTCATTTCGCCATCTCCCTTATATAGTTCTCCCCTATCCTAAAGGCCTCTTCTGAAGGTCTCATGTGATTCTTCGCTACCTTGAGCCCCATCTCAATGAGATCTGGGTCGAAACCCTCATGTCCCATTCTGGCCCTGAATTCACTGTCCAAGGCTGGTTCTCCCCCATTGGTCCCCTCCCCAGGCTCGTCCTCCTCTTCCTCTCTAAAGAAGATCCCAGGTAGAGGAGGTCTTGGGAATCTGGCTGGTAGTATATCTCCCGGCCCCGGGCTCATTCTCTCATCACTCCCACTGCGTCAAATGGACCCTTCATCAGTGCCAGGTTCTCTGCCGCTTCCATGGCCTCATTCTTGTCCTCTCCCCATACAGTCCCCAGGCCCTCTACCGTGGAACCCCTCAGAGAGTAGGCCTCATAGGGGACCAATCCTTCCACCTTCATAACTAGTCCTTTTGGAACTGGCAAGTAAGGGAAAGGCGCTGGGAGTAGAAACTCCGGGACCCCCAGCTTCTCCCAGGTAAGTCCTATGTCCCCATTCATCTAAAATCTCCTGATTATCCTCTCTGAAAGCCCCTTGGCTACTCGTTGAGCTGACTCAAAGTCAGTGGCAAAAGCGTCAGCTAGTCTGGCTGCCCAGCTCCCATATTTCCCCTCGAGAGCTCTTAGCTCCTCAGGGGCCAGTGGGTTGCCTCCTTCCTCAGCCTCCCCTTCTATGAGGAACCTTGGAAGAGGAACGAAAGGTGGTGGTGCTGGTAGAAAGTCTGTCAGTTCTCTAGTCATCCCTCCACCTCCTTATCATTACTATTCTAACACAAATTAAACTTTTTGTCAAGGTAGGAGATCTGAAAAAAGTATCCTGTTTACGTTTACTCCGAGGAATTTATGAGGTATAATAATTATATAAGATATTAGTATAAGATTGAGTATAAGTTATGGTTGTGAATCCGGTAAAGATCATAGAGTTCCCCATAGAAGAGGCCTACTTAAAGACCTATAAGCTTCACTTTGCCAGGCCCAGTGCGAAGACAGTGGAAGTATCTGTCCCTCGAGATTTTATTCGCAGGATGGCTAGAAACGCTGGGATGACTGTAGAGGAATTCATGGAGCAGTATAGGGCCCTGGCCTATTTCGGTGCTGGAGATGAACTCCTTTACCGATTTGAGAGGGCTGACGGGAGAGACGGGAGCAACCAATAAAGAGCTAAAGGGGTGATTTATGGAAGTTCCAATTCCTTTCGGTGCGTATACCGGTCCACCTACCCCATTTGGGGGCCCATCACTTGAGTGGTCATTCAGCAGTAGCCCAATAGCCAGTGAACCAGATGAAGATGATGCTAGGCTGAGTGTGAGAAGTCTACCTACTATAATCCTGGGAGTCATGGCCCATATCAGAAGAGTAGCTGAGTTATATCCCAGGAGCCTTGCTAATGTAGAGAGGATTACTCTCTCGGTAGGCATCCCCATTATAGAGGACTTGGTAGAGATGTACCCCGGAATCTCCAATAAATTGGACCAAGCTCTTATGGCCTCAGGGGATGATGACCTCAGAGAATTTAGAATTAGAAGAGGAGCAGTCTATCCTGTCTCACTTGGCCCTCAGGAAAGGGATGCTCATAGTGTTTATGCAAAGAACAAGAATTATACTTCAAGAGTCAGTAATATGTCAGAGGACATTGGTCTGCCAAAGAGTAAAATTGCCATACTTTGTTTAGTCGCAGGTCTAGCCCAATCACTTGACCCAGCTTGGGTTCCACTTAGATGGAGGGAGGCATTTGTTCAAGAAATACAATTTTTTGAGAAGTGGTTAAAACGTGGGGAGTGAGTATCCACAGTTTTACATAACAATCCTACCTACACACCTACACCGTAGGTGCGTAGGCTACCTACATACCTACACCGTAGGTACAATATAGTATAGCAAAGTGAGGCGGACCGAGATAGACAGGGAGATTCACGTAAAAGAGGTGATTTTAAGTTATGACAGTTCCAGCTGACTTTGGGTTCGATCCTCAAAAGTTTCCCTCTTTCCGGGAACTACAGTTAGAGACTGCTGAGCTGGTGGCTGCTTCTAAAAAGCCTCTTTTTCTGGCAGAGGCCCCAACTGGATCGGGTAAGTCTCTTATGGGGATGACATCTCACGCTTTGATGGACCGAGCCCGTGGGGCATACCTGGTGTCTACTAAGCAGCTACAGGACCAGATAGAGAATGACTTCCAAGTCCCTGTATTAAAAGGCCGCAATAACTATCCTTGCCTCCATTTTCCGGATCTCTTCCCCGATGTTACTTCTGAAATCTGCTCCGATTACCTTCATGGTACGGAATGTGAATTTCAAGTGAACTGCCCTTATCTCCAGCAGAAGAGAAAGGCCCTAAGCTCTCCTATGTGCGTCCTGAACTATCCTCTATTCTTCTCTGAAGCAAACTATGTCGGGGGGTTCAGTAGTCTCAAATACCTCATCATGGATGAAGCCGATAAGATCGAGGACCACCTGATGAGTTTTATAGAGGTTTCAGTAACTCCTTATCTCATGAAGAGAGTGGGTACGGGGCCACCCAAGTTCAAGACTAAGTTGGAGTCCTGGATTGAGTGGGCCGGCGAAGTAGCCTCCAAGGTATTAAGAGAGATAGATAAAATGGGGCCCCTTGAACTCCTAAGTCCTACTAGACTTAGAGATTACATGGCTCTAAAGAGAATTCATCGTAGGCTGGAGTTCCTATCCAGTAGCCTGGACAATGGCTGGGTGATGGAGCACGATGAGGGTAAGACTCCTGGCCCAATAGTTTTCAAGCCAGTAAAGATTGAGGGATTTGCTCCACATAACCTTTGGAGGCATACTCAGAAGTCTCTAGGGATGAGCGCTACCATAATGGGGGCTTCAGCTATGGCTATAGATCTGGGACTCCATTCTTGGGAAGCTGACTTCGCTGAACTACCCTCCCCCTTCCCAATAGAGAGTAGGCGGGTTGAATATATCCCAGCAGCGAATGTAACTTATAAGACTCAGGACAGTGAGTATCCCAAGTTGGGTAGAGCCATAGAGGCAGTGCTGAAGAAGTATCCCAAGGAAAAGGTCCTTATACATGCCGTAAGTTATGACCTCAGAAACTTCCTGATGGATTACCTCCGTCCTCAGTATCACGGTTTGATGTCTCATGACAAGAAAGACCGAGCTCAGGCTCTAGAGAGGTTTAAGGGGTATAGTCAGCCCATTGCATTCATTTCTCCCAGTATGGATCGAGGGGTTGACCTTCCAGGTGACCTCTGTAGAGTGATAATAGTTGCCAAGGTACCCTACCCCAGTCTGGGTAGTCCCCAGGTAAAGCAGAGGCTCCATGCCTTCTCTGATGGTTCTCTATGGTACGCCAGGAGAACCGCTCGTACGTTAGTCCAAATGACCGGTAGGGCTACTCGGTTTCTTGGTGACTGGTCAGTGAGTTACATTCTTGATGAACAGTTCGGCCATCTGGTAGGTAGGAGTGGTGATCTCTTCCCGTCTTGGTGGAGAGAAAGCGTGAGAAGTGGAAGTATCTAATGACTCCCATTGGTACTGGAAAGCCAGGAAGCAGCTTCTGGCCCGGAAGAAGGCTATCCATGACACTCCCGATAGGCAAATGCCAGACAGATATCAGAGGTATTGTGAGGTAGAGAGTGAGTTAGACCGGTTAAGAAGATGGCATAGAGCCTGTGTTACTTCTTCTTAGGCTTGACACCCCTGAAAGCCCTATCCGCTTCCCTGAAATCTTCTTCCGCCTCTACTGCCCTGTCCATTATAGCCTTTGGAATGTCCTTTATTTTGCTCAGACTGTCCACGACCTTTTCCACCCCTTCTTTTACTTCCTCTGGGTCAGGAAGGGTAAGGGACTTGGACTTTTTCTTACTTCTCCCCATTCCAGGGAGCCCTAATTCTCTTAGGATGTTATCAAGGATACCCATTTATTTTGAACCCCCTTCTAGATTCCGGGCTAGAGCCTCAACCTCGTCTTCCGCTTCTGCCAGTCCAGCAGCTTCACTTATAGTCCTGTCTGCGGCGGTTTTTGCTTTCTTATTACCTGCAGGAGCACCCCCTGGGGGGCCTTCTACTGTAACTAATTTTTCCGCCAATGTTCCTACCTTGTCTGCCCCATCACTAATGCTCTGTCTCACCCCTTCTAACTGGCTGCCCAGACCTTCCCCAGCTTCCCTGATTAGTTGAGAGAGTCCCTCGCTCTTTGTTTCAGCCTGAGAGGCCTCTAAGGAATCAATCCTATCTTCTAACCTTCCTTTTTCGGCTTGATGGAGCTGGTCTTTGATTGCGTCAAGGTCCTTCTTTCGGGTTTCCTCTGCCTCTTCTATCTTTCCGAGTAGTTTGTCTTGCTGGGCCTGGGACTCCTTGTTCATCTCCTCAATGGTTGCTCTAAACCCCTCAAAGATCTCCTGGACCTGTTGGCTACTTCCTTCGCCTTCTCCTGCCACTTTCTTCTGAAGGTCCATTAAAGTCCCAAGCAGGGCTACTGCGTCCTCCACAGGGTTCCTCTCTCTGGCTCTGCCCCTGCCGGCCTCCTCCTCAGGTGGCTCACGTCCACCTATAGGTGCTCTATAGCTAGGTGATAACCCATAGGTAGGTGGGTAATATGGGTAGTAAGGTGGATAGCCTCCGCCTGCCATATAAGGTGGCATGATTTGGGATCCGCCCATTCCTGGCATCATTAGAGGCATACCACCCTCGGGGTAATACTGGTCTTGGGTGGTGAAAGCGCTAATAATCATGGGGATGCTCGCGTGGAGTTTCCGGGGTAGTTTTGCAGTTAGTAGATAGTGTAAGTTGACTGGGTTATTCTGGTATCCGGGGTGGATTTGGAATACACCAAGAATCTGGGTGACCAAGTCTGAAGTGACCCCATGTACTTCCAGGATCTTGGCCAGCCTGGGTACTGGGTCCTCTGGGAGTATAAACGCTCCCGGTACTCCTTCAGGTTCTTCTTCTCCCCCTCCTCCTTTGAGAGTTTCCTTCTCTTCTTTCTTGGTTGCTATTACCTCTTCCTTTTCCATCTCATGGAGGAATTCTTCTCTAGGTGGACATTCCTCACCCCGATGCTGGGTGCTCCAATGACCTCTGAACTTCCTCCATGAGGTGTAGGTCTTTTCAGGGTGTTCGGGGCAGATATAAACTCTTTGCTTTGCCATCTTAGTAACCTCCCTTTTTATCTGGCTCTGGCCTTTCTTCTGGTTCTCACCTCAGCAATATCCTTGTTCATTAGATAGGAGACGTACTGAGTCCAGGAGGGTTTTTCTATATGGCCCTCCAGGTGGTGGACCTTCAGGAGGCCATCAATTAACCTGTCTTCGGTCTCTGAGCGAGGTCGGAATACTCTTGCTTCAGGCATCGCTGCCACCTCCTTAGGTTACTTGTATTGTAATCATTTTACCATAATTAGTAACCTTTGTCAAGGTAGCTGCGAGACAATGTTCCTGTACTTGGATAACCTTGACAAATGTATAGAGTAGTGGTAAAATAGGAATATATAGAGTATTACTGAGGAGGTCCTACATTATGAGGGTAATCCCAGTAATGGCCACCAAAGGTGGAGTAGGCAAATCCAAGATATGCGTTGCCCTAGCCCGGGCTCTTAAAGGCAAGGATTTCAAGGTTGGCCTCCTGGACGTGGATTGGGTGGCCCCCAATCTGCATGTGGAGCTTGGCATTGATCCCCATCATGGATTAGTTCTGAATTCCGGGGTAGGTGATATCATCCAACCGATAGTCTCTCCCGAGGGTTTTCCATTGGTGTCTTCTGCATTCATCTTTCCCGAGGATCAGGCTATCTCCATGGATGAGGAGTCTGAGATTAAGGACATTGTAGAGATAACCACCCCAGGAGTGATAAATTGGGGGGACCTAGATTATCTCATCATGGATACCCCTCCGACTACTGCCAGATTTGTTCACGCTGCACTTCAAATTAAAGACCTTTTTGGGGTAGTTCTTGTTGCACAACCAGCAACTAACGCGATATCTGATCTTCTGAGGACTACTTCTTTACTGAGAGATAAACATGTTCCCGTATTAGGCCTTATTGGTAATCAGGTGTATGTAGAGTGTTCACATGGGGAGAAGATTAATCTCTACGACCTTACTGAGGATGACATAAGGGTCTTCTCCACGTCGCAGGGTCTCCCCTACCTTGGTTCTGTCCCACATGTTGTCCCGAGTAGAGGGCTTCCGACGTTAGATGGGATTATAGATAACCTGATGGGGGTAGACCCCACTTACTTGAAGGTTACACCTATCTCTAACCTGCCGTATAGGTTGTTGTTAACTTTAGCTCGGAGGGTAAGAAATGCCAAATCCTAGGGACTTTCTTCCGCAGCCTCCAGATAAAGGGCCACCTATACCTCAAGGGCTTGCAGGAGCTTTTAGGGAGCCTACTGTTGTGTGGACAAATTTCCACGGCAGGCATGGTTGGTGGACAACTATGGTTGAGGGGCAATCATTGAGAATAGATTATGTGGCTTATGATTTCTCTGGGCAAAGGAAGCATTATAGAATCACAAGCAGGTATAGTAATGAGATGTTTGCCCATCAATTTTACTCTACTTTAAGGGAAGCCCAGACGGAAGCAGTTAGGATGCTAAAAGATCACTTAGCTATTAGAAGGTCACAGGGTTATAAAGGGGGTAAACAAATAGGATGTCAAGGACTAGAGAAGAGCTAAGGGAGCTAGTCGACTTGGAGAGGAGTTTGGTGAGGTTCCGTGAGTGGTTGAAACACCCACCACCTGGTCCGGGTCATCATGTAGAGTACATCCGAGAGAGAGTGAGTGAGATGGAGAGGGAATTAAGTTTGAAGGCCCAAGGCCTTAGTCCCGTGGATAAGCTAAGAACCTACTCGCTTACTGTGACTCCAGGTCTGCTACACTCTATGGACACTGACCCCTTCATACTGCCTTTCTTGCCCTTCTACTTGGTGGGATTAGTCTCGACCCTCCCAGGGCACATTGCTGAGGGGATCACGGGAGTGATAAAGAAGGTGAGGAAATAAAGATGCCAAAGACTGAAATTGAGAAACTAGCTGAGATAGACGACCTCTTTGATTTCATCGTTAGAGTTCAGGATAGGTTTGCCTCCGAAGTGGCTTCTCCTGAGGAGGCTGAACTCGGTGAAGGCCGTAAGGGCATATTGATGGTTCGGGGGAATAATAAGTGGACCAAGATCTTTGAGTTGAAAGGCGGAAGACTGTTACCTGTAAACAGCCTGGATAATGCACGGACGGTAATTGTCTTTGAAGGAGTAGATGTCTTT